ATATTGTTTAGTCACTCTTAGAGCCACGCTCCATCAAAGCTTGCGCATTTGAAAGTGCAGTAGCTGCACTAAACAACTGAATCTTGGGTGCTACCTTTTTGTCGCTCATAGCTTCTCCTTTAAATCCTTGATACTGATGATGCGATTATTATATAGACAGTGGTCTAGCTTGTTATTGTGCCAGACTACAGTAAAGATATTACCCTCTTTATATCCTTGCGCCCACACGTTATTAACAATTTTTCCTTCGACAGTTGTGCCGGCCTTAGCTCCAGTCTTATATGTTCTGTCATCATCTTGAAACTTTGAGTAACCTATCTTCACGCTCCAGCCAGCTTCGATGGCTTGTTTCTGCATGAGCATAGCTGAGCGAGTGCGTTCATCAATGGCAGCTTCACGCCCTTCAATCAGTAACTTCATAGGTTTCTTCTCCAAAGATTTCTTTCAATTGGCGCAGCACGGTGACGCCGCGTGGGTCATCATTGAGTTCTAGTACATATGCAAGTGCGGCAGTCATTGATTCTACTGTCATGTTCTTTACAATCGCATGGTCTTGAATCCACGGCAACTTCTCACCGAGGCACAACACGCGCCCAGGTGAGCCGATAACCGCGTCTACGGGCTGTATGAGTATGTCAGTACCCAACCTTACCTTAGCCTCCTTCAAAAGCCCTAGGATTGCGCCTGATGGCTTGTGAGGATACACTGGTAGTGGTCGAACATTAGTCACTGTTCTTATCCTTACTATAGAATCCTTCGCCTTTAAAAGATATGGCAGTAGCTGCCGGGCGACGTACCATTACACAAGTACAATCAACACATCGAACTTGTGGGTCTTCAACTATTGAATGCCAAACCTCTTTAGTGCTTCCACATTCAGGGCATCCATACAAATATGTTGGCATTACTTATTTACCTCCAGCCATTTGCCTGATTTATCTGAAACTTCCTTAAGCCTACCCTGTGAGCATAGCGCACCAACAGCTTCTTGCAGGTCGCGCACACGCCACGCTTTGAATCGTCGATTAACGAACTCAAGTTTAATCTTGTTATCCTTAGCCTTAACATATGCTTCTACCTCATCACAGTTACGCTCGAAGTCTGACGCACTAATCTTCTCAGCCACAATGAACAGGTTCTTAACCCATTCTTCCGCTGCCTGAATAGCTTGCAAGACATGCTTCATCTCAGTAATGTTGCTACCCTCAACAAGTGCAAGAAGTGACGCACACTTACGAATTGTTACACCCATGCGCACGAGCGACGGGTTGAGAATGTCCCAGTTAGGGTCTGACTTCTTTACAAGGTTAGCCATAGCCCACTTAACTTCAGTCATTCGGTCAGCGGCATCGCCAGCAATAGTAATAGGGATGTGACCATTACCAGTATCTCCACGAAGTCTACGTTTAATGTCAGCAAACTGAGCAGCCCACTGCCTAGCCATCGGTTCAAAGCCGAGCTTAATTTCTGTACCATCAGAGTCTTCCTCTCGTACCGCGTCTTTGCTGAGCGTGCGCGGTTCACCGATTGACCACATGAATCGCGCAAGGAATCCGCTCTTAAACATTTCACGGTTCAGTGAGCGAGTGATTTCTTCGGGCGTTCCCATCAAGTGCATAACAAAGTGTGTCTTGGCTGCACGAGACATGTCCTTCTTTCCCATGCGAAGCATTGGCGGAACAGTTCCATCGTATAGAAGCGCGAGGTCTTCCATCATGCCGGTAGTCCAGTCTTGCGTAGACCACTGCTTGAACAGACCGTGCGCCTCATCCTTAGAGAACATCGAAACCTTGTTATCACGCTCAATAAGTTTCTCACCGAGCGCGTTGGGTGAAGCATTACCTCCAAGGTTGTAGCCTTTGTCGTCAAGGAATACTTCATCCAGCACAGTACGCATCAGCTTCAACGATTGCGACTTACCTGTTGTTGTTTCCCCAAGCGTCATCATGTACAGGTTCAATCCTTCAGGACCGTTCTTGCGTGGGATGAATGCCACGTCAGAGAATGAGCATGACAGGATAGTCCACGCATTGATACGGTCATAGGGTGAGTTCTGCTTAGACAGTTTGTTGTATGTCCAGTTGAGGTAAGTATCAATCCATGACTTGTTCTCTAGCAGGAATGAACGCTCACCATCAGACAGCAGAGAGATAGCCCCCTGCTCTGTCTTCTCCTCCGGCGGTTCAAGTCCTTGACCTGCTTCCCAAACAACTTCAGCCTGCGCTTTGTTGGCTTCCATCATCAGACCGTTGATGCCGCGGCTATCTTCCTGTGACCACTTACGGCAGGCTGGTGCATGCCATGCAATCGTCAGCACTTCCTCATAGGTGAGGAGCGAGCCGAGGCGGAACAGGTCACACAGTAGACGGTAGCGTGCCTCTGAACGGTAGCCGTCAACGCCCACCTCAACCTCTGCAAGTGCAAGGTCGAGCACATCCTGTGGAAGTTTAGCGAGTGCTTCAGCATAATCCGGCAGGTCAGTCGGTTCAACGATTTCGACACTGTTCGATACGCGACCCATGACGGGGCGTTCGTAAATGTCTACATCTTTATATGCTTCTTCCATCTCTTCGATGGTATAGAACTCGCCAGTGTATTCGGCAATTACTGCCTCTGGAAATCCGTGTCCGGTGTTGACCGTGCCAGCCATACGGAGAACCTTATTAGCTGACCAACCCGAAGGGTCACACCCTTGGTCTTTGTGGGCAGTAGTAATACGGTGCGCGACTTCAGCGGCTCGCTTCGCGTCAACCGCGTTATCGAGAACCCAATAGTCGTGACCACGCCCTTCAGAGGTAACAACATGAATGCTTGGCTTAAGCCGAAACTTATCAGGCGTGCAGAGGTCACTGTCCATGTAGATAGTGTTAGAGGTGAGCGCATTCTCCGGGGTACGGGCAATGTTACCTTTGTCATTCTTTTTATCTCCGTACAGTAGCGGTGATAGGTACACGTCTTCGTGCTGGTATTTCTCAGCATAGGCTACCATCTCTTCCATCTGTGCAGGATATGCCCATGTGGTGTGGATGTTGATGTTGAGTTTACCGGCAGCTGTTTTGCCTGAAGCACGAGAGATGAAAGCGTTGCCCGTGTTGCTACCGAGAATAGTCTCGATGAATGTTGCATATGTTTGGTTCACGGCAATCTCCTCCTCTGCGTGTAAGTGTATAGTAAAGTCCGCTCTAGTTTCGTAATAATAATCCGCAATTGTCCCCCGCCTAGGAATCGAACCTAGCACCGTCGTGTGCCGTGTATGTTTTATACTCAACGGGGGTTGGATACCGCACCTCAGCGTAAGTGCTTCACATAAGGTCGCAATCCCTATATGTATATCCGGGCCTCCTACCGGGTTCGAACCGATGACATCCGCGTTACAAAGGCGGCACTCTACCAACTGAGTTAAGGAGGCTTGAGACGATGAGCGTGATAGCACCCATCGTATCGCTCCCCGACGTGGACTCGAACCACGAACCTGCGCATTAACAGTGCGACGCTCTGCCAATTGAGCTATCGGGGATGGTGTGCGTTGTTTACGAGACGCACCCCTCGCTTCGGGTTAGCTAGAAAGCTCCGCCATCATCGGCATCTTTGCGGAACTTCGTAACGACCGACTCAACCCAGTCAGTCTGAAGCGAACGACCAGTCGTTCCATCCTTCTTGGCGAACTCCTTCTCAACCAGCGTCGCGCTGATTTCAACAAGGTCACCCTTCTGAACGTCAGTGTTGTCAGCAAGGTCACGCCACAACGTAACCTTAACCTTCGACACGTCACCGGTCTTCTCGTAATCTCCGGTGTCCTTGTTCTTCTTCGTGTGGTTAACGTAGACAGGGAACTCCAACAGGTTACTTGCGCCTACCTCGCGGCGCTCCGGGTCAGCCACAACTGAACCGGTAAAGGTAGCCTTAATCTGGCTCATTTACTTTCCTCCTTGTTTCTAGATTTGCAAGTCTAACACAGGTTACTTGTTAGCTTTGCGGATTTCTTTGATTTTGTTTTGTGCATGTGAAACTTTCAACAGCCCAAGGTATGCCTCGAAGTGTTCAGGAATCTCAGCATGGTCGATAACTTTCAACTTACAGAAAGGCTCCATATAGTTACCTTCGTTGTCAGTATCGGATGGGCGTAGGTGAAGCAGTGCGTACTGGCTGAATGGTGGCAATGCATCATCAATCCAATGCCCTTCGCTCACTTCACGCAGGACACTATCGCAAGCACCAAGAGCAGCTAACTGCATGTAGTGCTCATCCCAAGTGTTGCGTGATGTCTTCACATCAATCAGCATTGGAACGCCGTCTACAAGCCACAAGCCGTCAGCCGTACCGGCATAACCGTAAGTGTGCGACCAGAAAGTTTCTTCAGTCAGCACAGGAACAATGTCATGCTCTTGCTTGAAGTTGTCCCACTGGTTTACCATTTCCCAAAAGTAGGGTGGAGCATCAGTAACATCAGGGTAAGGGCAAGCGCCGTGGTCAGCAGCAATCCAATCGTGAACCAGAGTACCCAGCTCCGCCGCGTCATTGAGTACGCCTTGGCTGTAATTGCGAATGTCACCAGTATCGCCAGCCAAAGGGTCACGCTTCCAATACCAGCGTAAGAATCCAAAGCCTTGTTCCTCCGTTCTTGATAGTAGTGAGTCAATGTTTGCAACCGCGAATGCGGCAGTGTTATCTACCGCCCATTGAGCGATAGCCGGCTTGTCCAGCTTTTTGAGTACGGTAGTTACGCCGGGAACTACCGAGCCGTCTAGTGGGTGCTTGTAGCCGGAGCCACCATGCCCACTAGACCGGACTCGAAGTTTCGGTTCCACTACTCGACTTCACCAGCCTTGAGTGCGGTAAGAACCTGCGTCAGAACGCCAGCATCAGCTGACCATTCAGACGATGCCTTGCCACCGGAGAGGCGAGTACCGAGAGCGTTAGCTACGTTACCGTTCAATCCGTTAGAGCCGAGGAATGCCTTGATTTCGTTGAAGATACTTGCAGCATCCTCGCCCTTAGCGACAGCAATCTTCTTCGCAGCTGGTGTCTGCTTAGGCTGTGCCGGTGCAGACGGTGCAACATCAATGCCATCAGGGTCAGGCTCACCAGTAGCGATGGAGAAAGTGAGAAGGTTAGCAATCTTCTGCGCCTGAGTGACAGCCTTACGACCGCCCTTATCTCCGTTGTCTGCACCTTCAGCAGTAGTTACAACGCTGAACTCTGAGCCATCCTCAACCGAGATGTAAGTGGTTTCGAGGCTGACGACAGTCATTGCGACTGAACGGTTCGCGCCAATCTCACGAGAGACAAGCTCATGCGAGATGATGCGTGGTCGAACAATGACATTGTTCTCTACGAGAAGTTTACTAATCTTCTCCAGAATGTCATCGTTGCGTACATACTTGTACGAACCTTGCGATGCCGGACCGACACCATCCTTGGGAATGTTACCAACGCCTGCCTGAATCTTGGCAATCGCGTTATAAATCTTTGGCACTGACACCTTAGTTCCTCCTTTGTTTGTTGTTGCTTCAGTCATTGTTTCCTCCTAATCGTTCCATGCGTAACCGGGGTAAAGCTTACCCATCTCACGCGAGAAACATCCCACGCATTCGCTACCACGTTTAACGCAGTCAACGCAATTTGAGTTCAATTCTCTCATGCTCATTTTCCAACCACCTTTCCATTTTTCCAAACTTCCCCGCCCCATACACCGACAACCGGTTTGTATGCAGAAGCGAATCTACCACACTCTACCAACATCGGACACTCTTCGCACAACTTATATGCTTGAACTCGTGTCGGCTCGAAGTCTTCCTCATAATCAATATAGTCTGCTGGATTACGATAGCAGTTACCACGAGAATTATCAAATGCTTTTTCTAATGGTTCCCATGCTCGCTGCGCTCGCTTACCTAGTCTCAAGTAATTCAAACCAGTATATGAGCCATTTGTTTTCTTTACTTCCTCAGCAAGAATGACATCGTTCTTGAATGCTACCTCATTAGACCTAGCCTGCTTAGCCTCATCAGCCTCGCGTCGCCTAGCGAGATACTCTTGATACTGTGGTGTATCTCTCCATGCCCTCTGTCTATCTCGAGTGCTTTCACGAAAGCATATAACACATTTCAAATATGTTTTTCCATCACCTTTATGCTTCACAAGTTTCATATTCTGTCCAGCAATAACATGACCTTTAGAACATAAGTCACCTTCTTTAGTTCGTGGCCTGATTGCACTACTGCTCATCGTGCATTGAAAGCATCGAACTGCTGGTGTAATTCCACGGTTCATATAATGCTGAGCATTATCGCCTTCAATCTTATGACCCTTTTTACAGAAGTCCCCTACCTTGATTGTCATTTCACCTCCCTCTGTTTAAGAATGCTATTCATTTCAATAGCTTTACTTATGTGTGACGATAGCACGCCTGAATCATATGTGTCAAGTGCAATTAATTCTCTTGACCGAACCTGCTTTGTCTGCCCCCTGCGTAGGATGCGAGCTGCTGCCTGTTCGTTGAGGATTCTATTATCACTACGGTTCATCCACAAAACATTTCTTGTGGCGTGTTGCAAACCGTCAACACCTTCAGCAATAGCCGATGTTACTGCAACAAGATACTTCAAGTCACCGTCAATGAATCGTTTCTTGCGGGCCTCGCGTTCTGCTTGTGAAACTTCACCGTGCCATGCGGCTGAACCTTCCAGCCTGTGCACAATAACATCAGCAAACTTGCGTGAGTCAGTGAGTATAAGCGTTGGCTCATCCTCGAAATCATCTTTAAGAATCTCGAACATCTTGTCTAGCTTACTTGACTTGCAGTTCAAATCAAACCATACCTCGCCGTCAATATCAACATTGAACATACCGAGACTTGCTTGTCGAAGCCTTGCCCGAAGTGTAATAGGGAACTCAACAATTAGTGGATTCTCTCCAATCCAAGTAATCATCTTAGATTCAAGCTCACGATATGCTCGTCGCTGGTCTGCATGCAACTCAACATATACTTGCTGTTCATCAAGTTTAATGTCTAGCTCTGATTCAATTCGAACATAGCATGGTAAAGAATTGAAGAACTCTCCGGGGTTTAGTTCGCCAACAACTTTGAGATTGCCGGGAGCAAAGTGGTCATACTCTGTATGACACCACATGGATACCCAAATGTGATATGAGTTTGGAACAACATCAGGAAACAGCCACTTGCTTACGGCCCATGCCCCGCTAAATGAATTGCCTGTTGGTGTACCGGACATAGCTAGTTTGTATTTACCTTTCACCTGCTTGAGTGTCTTGAATGTTTTACTCAAACGGTTTTGGGCACGGTGTGATTCATCAAACAATACAAGGTCCGGAACTTTAGCCCATGTTGCGCTGCGTGTTTTACCACTCCATCCAAGTCGAGCAAAGTATTCAACACCAACAAAGTAAATGCCGGGCAGTTGCCACTCCCAATCAGACATGGCTTGCTTGCCATCCTTCGTGGAGTTAATCCAGTTGAATGGAAGATGAACACCTTGTCGCTCGAATGTAACCTGCCACCCGAGTCGTGTGCCCAGCGGTGCGATAAGTAGGATAGTTTCCGCCCCCAAACGCTTAGCAACCTCAACTGCTTTGAGTGTTTTGCCTGCGCCCATCGTGCTGCCATTTAGTGCAGCTCGCGATAGCTCATGCACCATTCGTTCGATTGCTTCTTCCTGTTCAACTGAAGGTACTAGCGCATCCATCAAGCCTCGAACACCGCAATCAGTACGGCAAACTTTGTATTGTCTTTGCCGTTCTGGTACATAAGAACATCGCCCTCATAGAAGTAAAGGTCGGGATACTTCTCAATCAAATCTATTTCTACATCATTTGATAGCAACATTATTCATCATCTTCTTCCTGCTGTTGACGCAATGCCAGCAAGGAATCTAATGTTGCAATGAGGCCAAGATTTTTTTTGTCATCATTCGCAATAGTAAGTAGGCCAACTTGTGTGTGATGTGGCAGACCTTCCGAAGTGTATGTTACATAACCATCCTGTTCACCAATCTGGTGCTGAACGGATGATGCTGATACTACAAGAATCCATCCAGTAGTGAACACATCCTCATTACCTGATGCTTTGACATGCGCACTAATCGCATCATCTAGTTCGCGATATGTTTCGTCTTCATTCATAATTCCTCCTAGTCAATTCGGACATCGCCATTAGGCATTGTCACATAATAAGTTTCGTCGTCTTCATCGTAGTCAAACTTGCCATACGCTTTACGCGCATGTTCGGCTATGTTATAGAAGTAAATCTTTGACATAGCAATAAACCAAATGACTAACTTGTATGCGACATAAGCCGCAAGCAAGGCTACCCATGCTGCAAGGAATTGAGCCATGCAGTTGCTTCCTCATAATACTCGCCATCGATTGTTCCGTCAAGTGCAACCACTGCGTCGTTTCGCACGGTGTATGAATCGTTCCATAGTGAAGTGTTTGACATGAACATCACGCCACCATTGCCACTATTGAGTTTCATAATCTTGAATGATGCTTCACCGTTGTACATCTTTGAGCCATGATTTACATACTTCACAAACAGGGTTTCACCATCCTCGCCAAGCTTGTATACATCATCGAGCGGGTTGTGTCCGACGATTTGTGCGACACCTTCAGTTCGGGCAAGGCTTGCTTGCATTGTGTTGTAGTCCTTGATACCCATTGCCCGCATGATTGCCGCCTTGGATTCCCCCGCATTAAATGCGTAGCGAACTGCAATATCTACCTGTGTTTGTAGGTTGCCAAGTTCTTGCTTCATCTGTTCACGAAGGCGAGACTCTAGAGTTGTTCGCGCAATTACATATGCTTGTCGCGCCTTGCTTACGGCATCTAGCTTTGCACTATAAGTCATATGCTTTATCCTCTGCAATATCGTCGTAGCCATAGTTGATTTCAATCCAGTTGTGAGCTTCACAGTTGGGGCAATCCCAGTTAGCGCCACCATTGCGTGACTCCAGCGAAGCCATCGTCGTCATACCCTTTGGCGGTTGCCATCCGCAATCCTCGCATGGGTCATCAACACTTACCTCAATCGTATAAGCATCTTCACTATATGCTTCCCAGCCTGAAGCTAGGCTTGACTCGTAACTCACAGGATACCTCCAACCTTTGTATATTTATTTACGATACCGCGGACTACGAAGGTTCGGTCACGGTCACTACAGTTATCCACATCCTCAAAATCTTGCGCAGTCCACAAGGTTACATCAGCGACGACACCATTCTCTAGCGAACCCCACGAACCTTCCTCAGCAAAGTAATACATATCAGGCAACACTCACTCCAATCTCTTCAAGGTGACGACGCAGTTTGCGTGGAATCGTAAAATTATTTACCAAGTCCTCGCTGTAAATAAATGCATCGTATTGACTATCAAACCATTCACTTGTGCGTAGCCCCATTATGGCTACCTCATTCTCGTTCAGCGTGTAATCGAGTCCGTCAATCATCTCGCCACGGTTGTAGTAAGTACCATCGAAGGTTGTCTCGTAGAAGTTTATCTTCCACTGTGAATACTTTTTCTCTTCAGGAAGGTGGTCTGTTTCATACAGCCCCTTATCCCAAATGTTTAGGTCGTACATTATGATTCCTCCAATCAAATAAATGCGTGGGATGTCAGAGCCGATTGGGGGAAACCCAAACATCCCACGCTATGACTATCACTCCATTGTGATAGTCAGCCTATACAACAGAAATGATAATCGCAACTATAGCTAATGCTGTAGAAAATATAGCGAGTATCCCAGTGCCAATAACTATAGCAGGGATTTTGTTATCAACAAGTCCCCCCACATTTTCATCATCGCGTGTAATATCTTTTACTGCAAGTGGCTCAGTAAATCCCCGCTCACCCAAGGTCAATCACCAGTCTAGACAGCTCGCGTCGGTCACCATCTGGGTCAGTCGGTGATACAAGAACCATCTCCTCTGGCTTGCCATACATGCGATTGTTATGTACCTGTAAGAATGTCAAGTCCATTTGCTCCAATGCTTCCTCGTCGCTGATTGGCCATACAAGCTGGTGTCGGTAACGATTACCACCAGCATAGATGTCAATGCAATACAATTCTTCTTCAGTAACTTCCGGCAATGATTCCAAATACTTACGGAATCCCCCCGGCGTTTTCAATGCCTCGTCTAAGTCAATACTCATTCAGTCTCCTCGTCTTCGTGTGTGAAATATTTGTTGGAACATTCTAGGCAAAGCCCGAGTTCCTCTTTGTAAATGCCCTCGTCAATAGCCGTACCGCAATGTTCACAGGGCAGTGTACCAGTTGATTCATACTCTTGCTCGCCCTCACAAATACTACAGAACGGCGTGCAGTCGAACGCTCCATCATGGTTAGGACACTCAACCATCTTCGCCTTCTTCCTCATTTTCCTCGCACGAGCAGTTGCCAATCCCCAACTCGCACTCGTCACAGGTTTCATCTTCCTCAACCACAATGTCAAACACACCGTCGTACATCATGTCGTCAAAGTTATATCCGAACTGCTCGGCTGCCTCTGCGGAATCGAACTCGTTGTGGTCTGACTCGTAAACGAAATCAACCGTTGTCTTGATTGTAAACTTCTTACCCATTACTTACTCCAATCTACTAGTAAAGCACCAGGGTCATTACCTTCAGCATCGCTCATAGGAACAGCGACCGTGCCATCGGTGAACTGAATGACAAACGGAACAGTACCATACCGAATGCTCCAAGCAAAACCATCAGCTTCACTAATGGTCATTGCTCGTACACTCCCCACAGTTTTCCCCACCAACGCGCTAAAGTCGCGCTCTATAACGAGGGTATTCTGTTTTGTAACCTCAGCATTAGTTAGCATAAGCAAGTCCTCCAACCTTGTGATTCTGAATGTGTTCGTATACATCATCAGCAGTAGTAACCAGCGATGCGTAACCAGTCTTGATGAGTTCGTGAACACCATAAGACACCGCGCTAGTTACAGGCCCCGGTACTGCAAGCGAGAACTTGCCAGCAAGGTGAGACTGTTGAGCATACTGAAGCGAGCCACTCCTAAAGCCAGCCTCCACAATGAGAGAGCCAGCCGTAGCATAAGCCATGTATTCCGCTCGACTCTCGAACCGCTCTTTAGTTGGCGCACTACCCGGCTCGTGTGCCGAGATGATAAGACCAGTCTCGATAACGCGCTTGAGCAAAGCATCGTGACCTGAAGGATACAAGCGGTCAACCCCACCAGCAAGCCACACCATAGTCGGTTTGTTGCTTGCAAGTGCAGCTCGGGTAGCCATGCCAGCAATACCGTATGCACCGTCAGTCATGACGGTAACATCACGGTCGCTTAGACCAGAGACAATCTCCATAGTTACATGTTCCCCGTAACCGGTGGATGCTCGCGCCCCCGCAACAATCATTGCGTTGTCAATGTTCTCCAACAGTTCGAGATTGTTTCCACGAACCCAAATGCTTTGAGGTGCACCGCCATGCATGTAGTGCAACCCCTGCGGGTACAGGATGTGACCCTTTTCAATTTCCATGTAATGCATATCCATCCTCCTTATCCGTAAACCATTTCACCAAAGATTGCATGTTGCAGAATGATGTCCCCGAAACAACTATCGGGGTCTTCCATGTCAATCGGGTAATTCCCACAGTGCGTCATGTTCGACTGCTTGACCTTGATGTATGCGTCAGCCAGTTCTTCAAGAGTTACCTTATGCCACTTGCCTTCTACCAGCAACTTGAATGCGCTAGGGTTCGGCGCATAATCCTCATCAACTTTCCACAAGTCAATGCCCGAACCGTCAGTCTTGCGAATAGCGTCACACCAGTAGGTGATTCCCCCACCGTCGTCAGACCAAATGCTTTCCCACAATTCGTCAATGTCTACCTTCACAGTAACATTCCGTTCCCAAACTCTACTCACTATCCAGCTCCTTCTCAATTTTGTAAACCATGTTGTCCAATGTTGCCGGCATGATTCGCTTTATCCACAACGCCCGAGACTCCGGCTTGAACGCTGCATTTGTTTTCAATCCCTTCATCGACTGAATGAAAGTAACAGGTGTCACATTGTATCCATGAATCCGTTCCCACATATTCAGGCGAGCCGTGAACTCTGGGATTGTTTCATCTGTAATAGAACCGATACCTACAGCGATAGTGCTGAAGATAATTTCTTGAACCTTGCCCCAATCAGTATCAACCAATTCCCCCCAGTTGTCAACTTCTCGTGCGTCATATGTCAATGCCATTAGTAATCTCCTTCCATCCAGAATAAGTGGCGAGCAGTTTATACACATGCTCAGGTGATTTTGTGTTATCGCGTAGCCAACCGAGGCTGAACGAGATAGTCTAGCAAAGCGCCAGTCCCATTAGAACCATCGCGAGTTACATACACAGACCCAGGCTTGCTACCCTCGGTCTGCTTGAAGATGAACCGCCACGGCACATCCTTGTAACGAGAGCTACCCGAATCATCCAGAGGATGAAACAGTTTCGTAAGGTCAGCAAGGTAAGCAGCGTTCAGTTGCACGCTAGGTACACCAGTCGCCGTGTCCTCGTCGAAGCCAGCCATGAGCTTACCAACAGGAGGATAACTCCCGGCAATCACATCAGTCGTGGAAGTAATCCCCCCATGATTTAGCGTCACGCCTTTATCATCAAGAGTCATAGTCACAAGACCGACATCCTTGCTTGACTTGATACTCGCCCAGAACTTACTCATGTATGAAGCAGGTACAAGAACCTCGAAGTCTGTAGCACTCAGGTTCTCCTCGCGACCGGTCGCGAACTGTACGCGACCAATGCGGAAGCGGTCTGTTGCAACAGCCGTCACCTCATCTCCCACATAAGAGATGTTGATTCCCGTGATGACTCGCATCACATCATCCTTGCAAGCAACTACAGCCAGCGACGCGATAGAACGAAACTGTTCTTTCGTAAGTGACAGTGTATCCATTAGTACGCTCCAATCGGTTCAGGAATTATGTCGTCAATGTGTGGCGCTACGACGCGCTCGAACTTGCTCGTACCCCAGAACATATCGTGACCAATGTTGTCTGCCTCAATCTCGACAGTCGTACCAGAGCGGTCAGTGTTCTCCCAATCGCGGATACGAAGTCGCCCCACAATAACAACTCGGTCGCCTTTCACAATAGACTCTGCCGCATTCTTGGCAAGGTTACCGAAGGCAGACACCGTGTACCAGTTGGTGTCTGAATCCATCCAGCGCTGAGTGTTACGGTCGAAGCGTCGCTGACTAGAAGCCAGACGGAAGCTCGTGATGGCCAGCCCCTCACTCGTTGTAAGGTGTCGTGGGGTAGTAGCAACCAGCCCCGTGATAGTGATGTTGTCGCTCATGTTATTCTCCAATCTTCTCTTCGGCCTTGCGACCGAGCTTCTTGATGATGCGTTCTACATTCTCCATGATTGTCAATGCCTCGTCAAAGTTCTCACGAGCAACAAGAGACACATGCCCTGAGCCAACCCACTCCCTCGTGTAGAACTCCTCGGCTCGGCGCACACGCCCAATGAATCCAATCTTCTCATTACGGTAAGTAACTTTCAGGAAACGAACCGTGTGTTCCGCCAGCCACTTCGCATTATCCAATGCACTAACAGACTCTTTCTCAATAGTCTCACGAAGGTATTCCTCGTGTGTTTGTTCAGTCATTTCGTAACCCCTTTCAGTCGGTCAGCCAACAATAACAGCTCTCGTGATGTTGTCAAATCCATTACAGTACCCGTGACTCAAGCGACTTGTAATCACCAAACAACACAGTCGCCAGCGTACTCACCATGTGAAACGCCATGTCCATTCCCCCACCAGAAACTCGTACCGCGTTGTAACCATTCACTAGGATAGTGTTGTACCCTAGCGCATTCGCTACATGGTATGTAATGTTCAGTGGCTTGTCATCCACGATAACGAAGAACGACATTGTGCGAGACAGCCCGGATGCAGCAACACTACGGATGATAGTGTGAACCGTCATGCCCGGTGCAAGGTAATCATTTACAAGGTAGCTCATACTTGCTTTCACTTCATGCGTACTAGGCTTAGCCAATTTATTCTCCAATCGTTGTGGGGAAATCCCCCCCATAAAACTTTATCGCGCGACTATAAAACTTTCTAGTCGTTGTGTCGTGTATTTTTTTTACCGCATATGAGACACACATTGTTCTCATACACATGCCGGCGACGGCTCACCATTTCCTCACCGGCTCACCGTTACCGTCTACGATACCGACCAATGTGTAAGGTGCGCACCCACGCAGGTAAGACCATGCCAGCTCTGAAGCTTCCGCAACAGTAACTCGCTCACCAATCGTAACCTTATCTACAAGGTTAGGCCACGCACTATAGAACACCGTAAACATTTACGCTCCAATCGAATCGAACCGAACCAACCTTAGCTCCTCTTGCGAGGTTGTCAAATCCATCACACTATCCGTGCATGAACAAGACATCATATATACCTTCCGCAAAAGTAACGAACAGGAAGAATAGGATTACCCCCGCCCACTCAAGTATGTTGCGCATTCTATTACTCATGCATTACCCTCAATCTCTCCAGCAATTCGCAACATTTCTTCCTCAATAGTTCCATCCGTGAAATACACCTGACCCCACACATCACCGTCGATTTCCCAACGGTCAATCGTAGTGCCGGCCTCACTCGTGTAAGTCACCAACTTCTCACAACACACCTGATACACCTTGCCGTTGTAAAAGGCTTTCATCTCGCGAATGTGATAGTCGATAGTCTCTTGCGAGATAGTCTCTTCTGCCCCGTAGTATATGAAAGTCCCCACATAATCACGGTCAGACATCATGTCTACGATACGAAACGCTCGCTTGTTCTCTGCCATGAGCGCGGCAACTTCCTCACGGAATTGCTCATCATCCACGATACCTTCTTGCTTTTCCACAATGTCATCACCAAGGTCGTTCGTGCCACCGTATGGTGCAAGGTAGTGACGGTTTATCACAATACGCTGAACATAAATGTCTTCCGCCCACTCACGAGGTGACTCCGCATGATTGTCATAGTATGCAACGGCTCGCGTCTTATCGTCAATCTTTACCTCATATACAGGTTCATTCATTAGTCGTTCTCCTCATCTTCCATTGGCGGGTAAATCTCCCACACCCAAGACACCATGTAGTCAGCATCTTCCCATTCGATACCCGACTCTACGAGAGAACTTGTCAGCATCTCGTAGTAACTCTCCGCAATCACACGCTTGTTGTAGAGAGTGTTCCACTCCTTGCCATCCCACTCTCGCACACGAACTTGCGAACCATCCACCGGGTAAGGCTCAACCTCCACCATGTAATCCTCGTACTTGTAAATCGTTTCACTCATTACGAAACCTCCAATTCACTAGCCAAATATTCTTTCTCGAAACGCTCCAGCGCGTCGAACCGTGAGTATCCAAAGTGAACGCCCCCCACAAGGGTAGTGTTCTTTGCGTGGTCAGCAAAGCAATCCTCGCAAGCGAAAGTCATGGAGTGGTCGTCGTAACCAATGTAACCAACAGCCTCATATTCACATTCATAAAACCATTCACAACGAGCCATTAGATATTCCCTTCCAAACCGAACAGCGACAACAACAGCATAGCCAAACCAATCGGCAAAGTCAAACCGACTAGCACAATCACGGTAGCCGCGACTTCACGAACAACACCCATTAGTATCTCCCCCCCATGCGGGCAATGTTTCGCCTTGTGTTCTTCCGCTCAATCGTGAGCATTTTACTAGCCGTCTTCCGCTCCAACATCAAAGCCTTACGCTCTGCATATGTGAGTGTGTTCGTGTTCACTTGTTTCTCCCAATCATCTTCTTCATGGAAACCGCCACATCCTTGTAGTTAGGGTGACGCACAACCCAATCATTGTGCAGCACAATCTCACCAGTCTTGCAATCCAAAACCCAATCGCCCAACCAAATCTCTCGCACGGTAGCTCGCAAAGTATTCTCGAACATCTGCCAGTAATCGTTCAGGATACGAACCGGGTTGAGCTGTTTGCCCGTTGCATATCGTGTATCCCAATTCTCGTCGTCATGAACATCATACGAAAAGTTTGAGTCAATCACGATAGAACCATTCTTGCGAACAATCGCCATGTGCAGGTTTCTCATAACCAATCCCTCCTAGTTGCCACAGTCGCAAACGCCAGCCTCGTAAGAAGCCGACGACATCACCATGAAGCAAGACTCGCAAGTGTGAAAGCCTCGCTCGAAAAACTCTTTCGTAAGACCACCGGAAACCTGAGCGACGGAAGCCGTAGGGAAACGACCAATCGTAATCATTTTGCCAGAGTTAGAAACAACCTGAAACATGGAGCAACCTTTCGTAGAAGAACCGAACCAACAAATCGAACCTAGCAGCTTCTCGTGAGATGTCAAATCCCTCGTGTTTCACCTACCACGCATCCTCCTCACAAAACCACATACCAGCCTCACCAACAAGCTCATCAAAGTCCAACTTACGAGAACAAACAACACAAACAGCTTTCATGAGGAAGCCTTTCATAAGAGGAAACCGAACCAACATCGACAGTCTAATCGACATCGCGAGGTTGTCAAATCCATTGTAAATGTATGAGAAACCATTATGAACCTTTACATGAAACCTGTAGGATAGCATACATAAAAACCCCCACTTATGAGAAAAACTCCCACCTCTATACACAATCAAATCACAAGAACCCATATGATTACTGCATACAAAAAAGTATTCTCACCGTGTTACTATAAACAATGTATATAATCATATATATATATATATAGATATAGTGTATGTATGTATAAAGCCCCCCACATTTACAAAAAACTCTCATCTCTATATATATATGAATCCCCCCACAAATGATAATCTCGCGCGTCTCTATATGTATATGATTCCATCACAAGAGAGCCACTTATACACACCCTGTGGATAACTTATCCACACCATGTGGATAACTCATATACGAAATCGTATACAATCCATTCGAATAAATCTTCGAAAATGGATCGCAGCGAAAAGGCAAAAAAAACCCCGCTTGCTAGGCGGGGTTTCTTTAGGTGACGCGCTACAGGCAAGTAGGGCAGTCGATTACCGTACAAGCGGTGTCATTCCACAAGTTGCTCTTGCCGGTACGGGCGGTGATGGCAATTTCGGCTAGCACCAACTCGATGTCTGCCCAAGGTGTGCGACCTGACCGGGTAATGCTAATCCCGGCGGTCTCGACCAATTCGGCGAGAGCGCTAATGCTTTTGTCAATGAACGGAAAGCGCGAGAGGTCTCGCAATTCCCGAACGCCACGAATGAACCAAGCCGGCGTGCCGACGACACCTCCATTCCGGTTCGGGAAAAACCCGGTGACGGCTCGACCATGTGAGGGGGTAACAGTCACTTGCCAGTAAAGCGAGTGAGTGATAACCGTGATTCGGTTCGTGTGCTTAGCCATGATTACTTACCTGCCTTTGCGTTGGTCTTGCGTGCCGGAATGGAAGCGAGAAAACCAACAGGCTCGCCGGTCTCGCTGTTGCTGTAAAGCTCAATGACCGCCTTGGTATTCCACAAGTCAGAGATGAGCGTGTACTCGTTTGCGTCAAGCTCGCCAGTCATGATGAGAACCGACGACTTGCCTACCGTGGAAACCGTGGCGAAACCGGTCGACCATTTAGCCCAAGTGATGCCTTTCTGGGGAGCGTCTTCGATACCACGAAGAGCCGTGAAACGCTCGCAACCCATACCGGGCTTGACGATACGGAATTTTGCCGGAACGCCGGGGGGGAACTTGCTCATTTTGTAACCAATCTGGCAACCGTATTTCGGTGCTTGCACCTAGGCTAATCGCTTTTGACCGAGACACCAAAACCAAATACCTGGCCAAACTTATCCACAAGGTTATGCACAGGTTTTACCCTGCAATTCCGGGCTTTTTGACTTTGCCTGTGGATAACTCCCGGGCGTGTCGCGCTCCCCCCTGTGGATAACCCTTCAGGCTGTGGATAACTTTGCGTGGTGGGTCGAGCCAGCTCTAGTACGAGTTATTTTTTTCTTTTTCAGTTTTGTATACGGGGTATATGATAGGGTTTCTGTATGACTCCTTTACAGGTTGAACTCGCTAATGTTGAGTGGGAAATTTTTTTGATTTATAAGTCTGGGTTTGCTGCGCCTGAGAAGCTTGCTTCGTTGTGGGTTGAGGTTGACCGGCTTGATGCGTTGGTTGTGCTTGATGGCTGACGGGATTTTTTTTAATTATTGGGGTGTGACGCACGAGTTGGAGTTGGGTTTGTTTGACCGGCCGACTGTGTGGCGTGCTGTTGTTGATGGCGTTGATGAAGTTTTTTTTGATGCGTCTACGGATGCTGATGTTATTGAGTTGATTGATTTGGCGATTGGGGCGTGGGTTGCTGATGTCTGAGTTGGTGTCGCGTTCTGCGATGGATTCGAAGTTGTTGTCGTTGGCTCGTAAGTCGCCGGCTGAGATTGCTGAGTTGACTGGGTTGGATGCTAAGTTTGTGGCGGCTCGTGTTAGTGAGTTGTTGGAGTCTCGGGATTGGTTGTCGGATAGGCAGCAGGAGCGTCTGCTTCTTGAGGAGGTTGCTGAGTTGAAGGATTTGGCGTTTGATGCTGTGCGTTCTTCGGCTGATGCGGGTGAGTTTGCGGCGACGGCTAATGTGGCGTTGCGTACTTTGAAGTTGGTGTCGGAGCGGATTGATGCTCGGCGTAAGTTGGTGGATGCTGATATTAATGAGATTACTGCGGCGCAGGCGCGTGTGTTTGGTAAGGCTTTTGATAGGGCGTTGTCTCATATTGTTGGTGTGTTGGGTGATGGTTTAGATTCTGCTGTGGTGGATGCCGCGGTTGCTGATGGGTTGAGGTTGGCTGTGCGCGAGTTGGATGGGCATGTCGTTTCTGAGTAGTGTTGTTGAGGGTGCGATTGGGGATTTGCAGGAGCGTAGCCGTAAGCGGTTGTATGAGTCTGACCCGCAGGCGTGGTTGTCTGATGTTTTGGGTAAGCGTTGGTATTCGAAGCAGGAGGAGATTGTTGCTTCGTTTATGGAGTCGCCTCGTACTGCGGTGAAGTCTGCTAATGGTTGTGGTAAGTCTGCGGTTGTTGCTGATTTGATTACTTGGCAGGTTGCTGTCTCTGACCCGCGTGAGACTTTGTGTATTGTTTCTGCGCCTACCTTGTCGCAGATTGAGAAAGTTATTTTTGCGTATTTGAAAATTAATAAGTCTTCTGCTGGTGCACGCGGCATGGATTTGCCGGGTCGTATTACGGAGACGTTGGCGTGGAAGTTGGATGGTGATGAGGGTTCTGAGTTCCTTGTTTTTGGTAAGCGACCGTCTGATAGGGATATTGTTTCTTCGTTTCAGGGAACTCGTAAGTTGCGTACTATGGTTTTTCTTGACGAGGCTGGTGGTTTGCCTGCTGATATGTTTACTGCTGCGGAGGCTGTGGCGACTGGTTCGGACTCGAGGATTTTAGCGATTGGTAACCCGGACCGTCGTGGTACTGAGTTTCATAAAATTTTTACTGATTCGCATTTGTCGCAGGATTGGAATCTGCATACTATTAGTGCGTTTGATTTGCCGACGTTTACGGGTGAGGTTGTTTATCCTGATGTGAAGCAGCAAGATAATTTGTTGGCTGGGTTGACGAGTGTCGATTGGGTTGAACATAAGAAGCGCGCATGGGGTGTGGATAGCGCACGCTATAAGGCTAAGGTGTTGGGCGAGTTTCCTGACGAGGCCGATAATACTTTTTATGGTCAGGAAGTTATTGACCGCGCGTATGAGTGTGACATTGTTGAGGATGATGCTATCCGCCCAGTGTTGGGTGTTGACGTTGCGCGTTTTGGTTCGGATGAGAACCGTATGTATATTAATCAGGGCGGTCGTGTTCGTCGTTATGAGGATGGCACTGAGGATGGCGGTGCATGGTCGAAGACTGATTTGATTACGACGGCCCGTAAGGTTCATGCTGCCGCGCAGCGTGTTGGTGCGAAGCTTGTTAATGTTGACGTTAACGGTGTGGGTGGTGGTGTCGTGGATGCGTTGGTTACGTTGGATGAGTTCCGTGATGCTGTCTATGATGTGGGTGCTATTGCTGGTTCGAATGCGTCGCCCGATAATCAGCGTTGGTTTAATGCGAGGGCTTGGCATTATGATACGTTGCGTGAGAAGATGGCTGCGGGTCAGATTGATTTAGATTACAACGATAGTGATTTGCGTGAGCAGTTGATTACTCAGACTTATAAGTTCTCCGCTAAGGGGGCTGTGCAGATTACTTCGAAGGATGAGATGAAGAAGAATGGGTTATCTTCTCCTGATGCTTTGGATGCTGCGATTCTTTGTGTGATTGACTTCAATGAGTCAGATAGACCTGAGGTTGGGTCTGTTATTGAATATGATTACGACGATGTTGATAACGCTTTCTATCGGGAATCCTTCTGGTAAGATTGTTTTATGTCTAAAATTCCTACAAATCTTTCTGGTTCTCGTAAGAATCTTCCGGGTTATTCGCAGCTTTCTGAAAGGATTGCAGAACTTTCTGTGGAGAATGAGCGTCTCTCCGAGAACTATGCAGCGATTGCTCGAGCTACTTTAGAGTTCGATGAGGTGGGTTGGTCTTCTATTAACCAGTTGACTGCGAATCATGGCATTAGTTTGGAGCAGGTTAAGCAGATTGCTTTCAATGCTCGGATGCAGATGAACAATAATGCGGTATTGAATCGTGGCGCTGCCCTTCGTGCGTCGTATGTTTTCGGTCGTGGCTTTAAGATGTCTTCGGGTAACATGCCGTTGCAGCCACGCTACCAGTCAATTATTGATGACCCGATTAATCAGCAGGTTCTTTTTTCTGAGGCTGCATGTAAGAAGAATGAGAAGATTCTTTTCTCGACAGGTAACTTCTTTGCGCGTTGGGATATTAAGAATCGTCGTTGGGCGCGTATCCCTATTGAGCAGATTACTGGTTGGGCTGTTGACCGTGATGACCCAGAGATTTTAAATTATGTTTTGCACGAATATAACCGTGTGCTTTCTGTCAATGCTGATGGTTCGCAGAAGACTGAGCATGTGAAGGTTTGGTATCCTCTGGATTACACGAAGAACCCGATGCCGAAGATTAACATGATTCCTGTTGACCGTAACTTTGTTTTGGTTGACCACCGCGAGAATGATGACACTGGTTCTTTGTGGGGCATGCCTGACTGTCTTCCTGCTTTGCCATGGGCTTGGGCTTATAGCGAATACTTGAAGGATGGCTCAAAGATGCTGAAGGCTCTCTCGAGTATTGCTTGGCAGGTTAAGTCGAAGACTAAGAACGGTCAGACTAACTCTTCAGCTAAGTTGTTGAACAACCGTCAGGTTGCTGCTACTGCTGTGACTGGTTCAGATGTTGAACTATCTGCGATGCCGCGCAACAATGCTGTTGATTTGGATACTGGTCGCCCGCTTGCTGCGATGGCTGCGACTGCTATGGAAGTTAGTGTTGATGCTTTGCTTTCAGGTACTGGCACAACTGCTTTAGGTTCACAGGTTTTGGACCAGTCTACGCTGAACGCAGCGTATGGTCGTCAGGGTAACTGGGAAGCTTTCTTTACTCGTGCGCTTCGTGTGATGGGTGTTCGTGACCCGAGCGTTAAGTTTAATAAGATTATTGTTGACCCCGGCTACCGTAATGTTCAGTCGCTTGGTCAGGCTTGGCAGACTGGTCTGTTTGACCCCGCTATTATTCAGGCCGCCTATGCTGAGGAACTTGGTATTGAAGAGCGCGGTATGATTCCTGATGGTGTCATGGTTCCTAATAATGAACATTCAGGTGTAACACCTACAAGTGGAAGTGTAACACCGGGTGCTGATATTACTGGAAATCAGACTGATGTGTCTACAGGTCAGGGCCGTTCAGGTGCTGGCATTGGTGATTTAACAAACTCAGATAATACTCTTAGGGATATTCAGAACATTCCGCAGTAAATCTAGTGTAGAATATTTAATATGGCTACACTATTTACTGAGAGCGCTGTTGCGCCAGTCAAGACTGGTGATAACTGGCGTGCTGTTTTGATTACGCCGGGTAAAGGTTCGTCTGGAATTTATAGCGAGTCCATGCTTAAAGAGTATGGTGCTCAGGCTTTTCCTAAAGGAACTCATTCCTATGTTGACCACCCTATTTCTGAGGGTGAGATTCGTTCGCCTAAGAACTTGATGGGTGTTCTTGCTGAGGATGCTTACTATGATGAAGCAGCTGGTGGCCTTGTCGCTGAGCTTCAGGTAATGCCTCACTGGAAAGATTTTGTGGAGGCCGTCGCCCCACATACAGGTTTGTCCATTTACGCAATGGGCGAGGGTAACCATAACGATGACGGCGATGTCGTTGTCGAATCACTGGTTCCCAACATTCAGAATTCGGTTGACCTTGTATCTTATGCCGGTCGCCCCGGCTCGGGTCTTGCCGAGAAACTGTACGAGTCTGCGCTTGCTGCACAGACTTCGGACAATGGTACTGTTGCTGAGACAGCCACAGCTCCAATCCCTACTAACGAAGAAGGAATCCCTAACATGGATGAAATCATGGCAAAGCTTGAGGAGATGAACGCAGCTATCGATGCTAAGTTCGCTGCTATTGCTGAAACCCTGTCGCCCGTCGAGGAGCCTGAAGAGGTTGAAGAGGTTAGTGTTGAGGCTGTTGCCGAGGCTCTTATCGCTGCTAATCTTCCTGAGGTTTCACGTAAGGCTGTATTTGAGTCGCTTCGCAACGGTGCTGACTTGACTGCTGCTATCGAAGGCCAGAAGGCTTTTGTTGAGTCGGTTAAGTCGCACCTCAAGGAATCAGCTGTTGCTGCTCCTGCCGCTGAAGAGACTATCGTTGTCAACACCGTCGAGAAGGCTGCTAGCCTCCGCGACATTCTTAACGTGAAGGTTGGTTAATTCCAATGGCTATTAATGAAGTTTACAAAAAGGCCGATAGCCTCAGCTACGCTGTTAACAGCGCTGTTGTTGCTGGCAACTTTGTTGTTCTCGGTGGCGTAAACGCTTCCACTTCGCCCACCGGTATTGTCGGTGTTGCAGAGGTAAGCGCAAAGCTCGGAGACGACACAAACTACTACGCAACACTGCGTCACGAAGGTGTGTTCACTGGTACTACCACTGACACTTCTGCTATCACAGTTGGTGCTCCCCTGTACCTTGCTTCGGCTGCTACCTACGGTACGGCTCTTACTGCTACAAGCACAAGCAACAAGTTTGTTGGCTACGCTTACACGGCTAAGGGTTCGACTACCGGCACGCAGACCATCGCAGTCCGAATCAACAACTAAGGATATTAATAATGTCTAACAAGATTAATCTCGTAGAAAATGCGATTGCTCGCATTGAAGAGAACACCACGAAGCGTCAGATGGAAGCTGCAAAGCTTTACTTCGCCGCTAAAGAGGGCGACGTTCGCGCTCGCGTAACTCTTCAGGAAGGTATCTCCACTTCGGATGTTCCTACTCTTCTTCAGCCTGCAATCAACGTTGAGTTCCTTTCCAAGTACGCTGTTCAGCCTACTGTCTGGAACCAGATTGCTCAGGAGAAGCAGCTTGAATTCAACACTGAGTACAAGTTCGGTAACTTCGTTATCGATGCTTCGTCACTTGGTGATGTAAACGGAAGCACTCACACTGCTGGTGGACTCCCCGTAGTTCCTGAGTACGCTGAGTACCCTTCTGTCAAATTCACTACTTCTTCTTCGAGCGTTACACTGCGCGACAAGAAGGGTATCCGCGCTCGCCTGTCATGGGAAGCTCTCCGCAAGTCGGGTAACTTCGACCTCATCAACGAGTTCACCACCTACTTCGCTGTTGCTGCTGCTCGTGAAGAGGACTTCGTTCTCGCTAAGCAGTTCGTTACCGCTGGTGGAGCTGCTGCTTCCGCTTGGTCTGGCAAGGGAATCTCGGGTAACCCGACCCTCGCTGGCGATGTTAACGCTGCTCTTGAGGCGCTCGGTGCTGCTAAGACTGCTTCGCGCAACTTCAAGGTTGATGGTAACCCGATTGCTGTAAACCAGTGGAAGCTCGTTCACGGTGTTGCACTTACCCCGACCGTTGACAAGCTGTTCAACCTTACCGGTGTTAGCCACCGTCAGGACACAACCGATGGTACGCTTGACTTCGCTGTCAACCCCGGTGTTTACACTGGTGGAATTGCCCCGGTTGAGTTCCCTGCACTTGATGGTGTTTCTGCTGGAGCAACGGATGACTTCTGGTTCCTCGTTCCGGTTAACCCCGTTCGCCCGAACTTCCACGAGTTCTTCCTCACTGGTGAGCGCGCTCCGCTCATCACCATCAAGGACAGCGGTCACATGGCGCTGGCTGGTGGAGAGGTTCCCGTTCGTGAAGGTTCGTTCGATGAGGATGACATTCAGACTCGTGTTCGCCACCTCGTTGAGGCTGGAACCATGAACTCTGATGGCTTCGTCTACTCGACTGGTGCTGGCGTTTAATTACTCCATTAAGATTAGCCCCTCGCTTCGGCGGGGGGCTTTTCTTATGTTAGGATTAATGTATGGAAAATGACTACGCTATGCTTAATGACCGCCAGCGCAAACAGGCTGAACAATATGCTGAACTTGCTGTAGAGTATGGCATGTTTGACCAGACAACTTTTGCTAATGGTGCTCACTACGCTCCCGCAAAATTTAATCCTTTTGTGAAAGAGGGTATGGCCTGCAAGAACTGCGTATTTTTTGATGAGTCAAATAACCAGTGCCAGATTGTTGCTGGTCCTATTGAACCTGATGCTGTTTGTAAACTTTGGGTTATTCCAGAGAATCTTCTTGCAGGTTACAAGGCTGAAGCTGCCCCAGCTATTGAGGCTGCTGTCAATGTTAAAGAGTTCTATATTCGTAAAGACGCACCTGGTTGCAAGGGTAGCTGGGCTACTGTTGATGGTAAGGGTGATGTTGTAACCTGCCATGAAACTAAAGACCAAGCTGTCAAGCATATGGTTGCTGCATCTATCGGTGCGGGTGAGCAGCCCGGTGGCGAGTGGTCACCTAAAAAGTAGACTTGATTCTACTGTAAGATAGAATTGCATGGTTCCTCCTCCAATCCAGCCATGCTGCCCCCCGTTGAGTTTCTGCTCCGGGGGGCTTCTCTATGCGGTAGAATAGAGTTATGGCAAATACAGGAGTAGCACCCGTAGACTTGGGTTCAAACATTGGGCGTGTTCGCGTTCTTCTTGGCGACACAGACCCCATCAATGTTGCTAATAATATTGGTGAATACTTATTCTTCAGCGATGCTGAAATCGAATCAATCCTCACCATGTATGGTGATAATCCAAAGCTTGCTGCTGCTCGTGCACTTGAAACTATTGCTGGCTCACAGGCCCTGCTGCTTAAGTCTTGGTCAACTGATGACCTGTCTGTGCGCGGTGACCAGATTGCTAAAGAACTTCGTGAGGTTGCTAAGCAGCTTCGCGCTGAGGCTGCCGATTGGGAGTCTAGCGATTTCTATGCGCTTATCCAAACAGTTGATGCTGATGACCCGACGGTGACATGGTGGAACTAGCATGGGTGTTTTCAATCAGTCGATGAATTTTACAGCCATCGGCTCTGAGATGGCTGGTGTCATGCGTTCATGGATGAATGCTACGATTCAAATTGTTGACCCTAATACTGATTCAGCTATTTGGGATGAATGGACTAATACTGAAACTGGTGGTGAGCCAACAGTTATCTGGTCTGGACCTGCACGAATCCAGCACCTGTCTGCGCAATCAAATGCTAATGTTGGGTTCAGTGAAGTTGGCATCCGTGGCATTCGCGTGCAAGTTCCACTAGATGTTGAGGCGGGATTTATTCGTAAAGGCTTGCAAGTTATTGTTACTGATGGTGGTAATGATTATGAACTTGAGCAGTTGCAGTTTGTTATAGCATCTGCTATTAATTCAAGCTATGCTTGGGGTCGTACTATTGAATGTCATGTTGATGTTAAGTCAATTGCTAACTCAACATGGTCTGGAATTGCTGGCTCTGTAGTATCAAATGGCGCAGCTATTAGCGGGGCTACCGTGCGAACATTCCACCATGAAGATAACCTTTGGATAATGGATTATGAAACGACTACGGACTCCCTCGGAAATTATGAACTTCCTGCGGATGCAGGTGTACCCATCACTATTGTTGCTTCTGCTGCCGGCTACATTACTGATTACTACGATGGTGCTAATGGCTTTGATTTCGCAACGACTGTAACGCCTGTTAACCACGAGGAGATACAGGGAATCAATTTTGATTTGGTGCTTGACTAATGGCTAGGGCTTTATCTTTTAAGGTTGATGCTTCACAGTTTTATGCGAAGATTAATTCTCTTACCGGCATAATGCAGGAGGGCGGAGATAAAGGTCTTGAGTATGCCTCACAGGGTACTGTTAATGTAATGCGCAATCGTATAGAAACTGCTGGAACTAAATGGTCTTCGTTTCGTTTCGATAGTGGTGGAAGTCTTCCTAATGTTGACCCGGGTATTGGCCCGGGCCGTACACTTAGCGGAGACATGCTTAACTCTATAGGTTTCCTTAAGCGTGGAAAGAACATTGTCATGGGTTATGTTCATGGAGTCCAACAGTATTTTAGATACCAAGAGTATGGTTTCACAAACTGGGGAACATACATCATGCCATACACTAGCCAGAATGGGAATGTTGGTGGTGGGTTCTTCCTAAATCATCCACGCTTTGAGCATTTGACTCCGGGTATCTTTGCTCTTAAGGATGGAAAAACAAACATGACTAGAACAGCTCCAGGTCTTATTAAGGCTACAGCTGTTCGTTATGCCAACATGGAAAAATATTCTAAGGGTAAAAAATGAGTGGCCTTAATTTAGTCGCAGCTCAAGATACTATTGCTGCATACATTAGACAAGAGTTTCCTAACTATGAAGTTTATGAAGATGAACTTATTGACAATGAGTCAATCCTCAAGATGGGAAATAAAGTAAAGCCTTATATCACCCTGCGCTGGGGTGGACTAAATAGAAGCCCTAATGCTCGGGCGTTATCTGGTGTGCGCTTTGATGAATACGATTCAACTGTTGATGTCAATGTTATAGCTCCGACACCCAAGCAGTGTAGGCGAGCGTTGAATATTATTATGGATACCCTTATCGGGTGGAAGTTTGATGGAGTATTCCCAATGGTTCCCGAGGGTGGAGCTGGAGTTTATGTTGTGCCAGATTTAAATGGTATCCCACATGTATATTTGGCTACTGCCCGCTTGAGTTTCGCTGTAAACTCTATTGACCCCGGTGCTAACATTGCACCGTAATCTAGTGTAGAATAGATACTATGGTACTTGCACGAAACACTATCTCCGGGCAGATTGCTGATGTCTCACCCAAGCTTCTTAAGCACCCAAAGTTTAAGGATATTCTTGAGGTCGTTGATGCTGGCGCGAAGCCGTATGTTGCTGAACTGTATAAGTCCGGCACTAAGCAGGAAAAGGCTACTAGCAAATCAAAGAAGAAAGCTGAAGCTGTAGAGGCTGAAGTTATCATTGAAGATGAGCTTGTTGTCGAAGATGAAGTAATCGAAATCTACCCTGAAATTAAGGAAGAAAACTAATGGCAAACACACGACTTTATCGTGAGAACATTACGTTCCTTCTCGCTCACCCGGAGGCTTTCGCAGACCGCACTGCCCCCACAGCAGCTGAACTGAACGACACTACGCTTGTTCACAACATCACCTGCGCTCTGAACGAGGATGGTACGGAGTTCACTCTTGGAGACTCGGACACCGATGACACTTTGACTTTCTGTTCAAAGGCTGGAATCTCAACCCCGACTTTCTACAATCCCACAGTTAAGATGGAAGCATTCCGTGACGCAAACGTCACAGCCGAAAGTGAGTTTAACCTTGCATTCGACTTGCTTGCATTCCCCGATATTGAATACATTGCTATTCTTCGTATCGGCGGCAAGAGCACAGATGTGTTCACTGCTGGTAACATCGTAAAGATGGCTGCTGTAAAAACAGACTACGGCACTGATGTCGTTGGCTCTGGTGAAAACATCCGTATCTCGCAGGCGTTCCTCCCGAACGACTTTGTTAACTGGAACTATGAGGTGGCTGCATAATGACTATCGGAACAAAGGTTCCCGCATCGGGAAACATCCGTGTATGGTGGGCACTCGAGAATGCTTTCTCAAACTGGCAGTCCCCTACTGCTGCTGAGATTAATGCATCGCTTGATGTCTCTGATTCGATTTCTTGGAACGACTTTGGCTTTGCCCTTGACGCTTCAAACACAATCGATGACCCAGCTATCACTGCTATCGGTAAGGTTTCTGACCGTGGTGCTGCTCAGTTCGGTGGAACGATTTCGTTCTACTACCCCGGAGTTTTCGGTGATACATCGAACCACTACGCAAACACTTACGATGCTCTCGACCAGCCACGCACCAAGGGATTCCTTGTTATTCGCGTTGATGGTGAAAACTCGAACGACCTGACAGCTTCGAATGGTGACCTCGTTCACGTCTTCCGTGTGATGACTGACGCATACGCAGAGACAATTGTTGGTGAAGAAGCATTCCGCTACACCATCACATTCCTCTCGCAGGGTGACCTTGCAGTTCGTACCATGGTTGGTACAGTAACTGTTGACATCGCTGAGGGTGTTGGCACAGTTATGACTGCTGGCGAGAAGCTTCCTCTGCACGCTTTCCTTAATGAGACTCGTGTTTACACGAACGGTCTTAAGTGGACAAGCTCTAATCCTGCTGCTGTTTCAGTATCAACTGCTGGCGTTCTCACATGCCACACAACAGCAACTACAACCATTACTGCTACATACAAAGCAACTGGTGCTACCGCTACGTTCCTCGTAAACGACTAAGCATATCCCGACAAGGATGACGACTGGCCCCTCTTCGGAGGGGCTTTTCGTTTATGTGATAGGATATTCCTATCGAACCCTATGGAGGATTAATGTCTCAAGACATGGAAAAAGAAATTACTGAGATTGTCGATGCCGCTAAAGCTCCCGGTACATTTAACATTCTTAATGTAATTAAGAACAAAGCATATCCTAAAGATGATGTAGTTATCTACCTTGATGAGCAGGCAGCATATGATGCATCAAACCTGAAAGATAAAATTCAGGATGTTCAAATCAATGTTGATAATGAGATTGATGTAAAAGAGAACACTATCAAGCTTGATGCTTTGAAGGCTGAACTTGATGAAGCGATGAAGCGTGTTCAGGCAAGTAAGTATATCTTTACTATTAGCGGAATCTCTGAGGGCAAGCGTGAAGAACTTTTTGATAAAGCTCGCGAGAAGTTCCCAGTCGAGTATCGTGAAGAGCGTAATGTTCTTTCGCAGGAAACAACTCGTATCGAGATTGAAAGTGAAGAGCGAGACAAGTATCTCACTAATCTTTTGTGGGCTGAGTCTGTAGTAGCAATTACCGCACCTGATGGTTCTGGACAGAATGGTATTTCATTTGATGATGTTGTAGAGTTGCGTTTCAGTTTTCCACCATCGGCAAATATTATTATCAATCAAACCATTGAGAAGGTTCGTGCAGCTTCCGCCGTATTCCTTATGTCGGTGGATGAGGATTTTTTAGCCAAGTCCTAGTGTGGGATGACCACCGTTATTTTGGTACATTGTTGAGGGCGGCTGTCAAATCTGGGCAGCCGCCCTTAGCGGTTATACTGAATGACCCTACACATAAGGACTGGGATGAGTGGGATTATAAACTTTTCAAGGCGCACTATATTCTTCAGGACTGGTATCGTGATGGTATCCCTGTATGGTGGGATGAATCAGAGCGTGTAATATTTGAGGCTAAGGCTCGTACTTCTAAATCTCGCGCAGCTATTGAGCGTGCGCAGGAAGCCGCATCAAAGAATAAGACTCCATCTCCGGGTAGGTATTATGTTGCTGAGCCTCGGACTATTGATGGTGGGCCTATGCCAACCCGTGAGGAGTGGGGTGAGGAGCAAACTATGAAGTCAAACAAGAATGCTCCAGTAACAAAGTTTGGTGGGGGACCCGGCTCTAGAAATAATATTCAGCAGGGTCGAAAATAAACTCATGAGGTAGAATAGATATAACTATTCTATTTGTTTTGAGGTTTGCGTGGCTAACGAAGATATTCAATTTACCGCCGGCTTAGACTGGACTGCCCTGAAGAGGGGTATGTCTGACGCTACCACTATGGTAGAGAGAACAGCTAAAGCTACTCGCGCTAAAGTTGACCTGAAAATCAATATTAGTGCTGGCGACCTTAGAAAACAAGTTCAAGCTGCTGTCAAGACTGAGCAAAAAGAAATGCTTAAGAACCTTGGGCAAAGTGCAGTATCACAAATTAGCAGTAAGCAGTATGGTAATCTTGCACAGATTAAGCAGCCACAAAATATTGCCAAGGCAATGGATACTGGTAATGTCGCCAGCATTGGTGCACAGGAGCAGGCTTATGAGGAGCAGCAGAAACGTGAGCTTGCATCACTTCAGGCTAACATCCGTGCGCGTTATGCTGCCGAAGATAAATTAAACAAATCGCTTAAGTCGCTTGGGGAGAAGCGAGCTAATGAGCGCCAAGCTGCTGAGGAAAAACTTAACCGCGCCATGGCTCGCCTTCAGGCGGAGCGTGAGCGTCAAGCAAAGCAAGAAGAACAGCAGAAGATTAACTCTCTTCCAAGGCTTCGTTATGCCCTTTATGATGTTGCTAACATTGGTGACAAAATGGGCCGCTCACTTACTGGTGCTGTTGGCGGCGCAATCAAAACCTTTATGGATTTTGAGACATCATTTACTGCGGTGCAGCGCGCAGCTGATGTTACTGGGACTAAAGCGGATGACCTTAAAGCTCAGCTGATTAGTCTTACTCGCGATGTTCCACTATCGTTCCAAGATGTTGCTGGCCTTTCGACACTCGGCGCTCAGCTTGGTGTAGCAGATAGTAACCTTAAAGACTTTGCTCTTACTGTAGCTCAGTTCTCATCGGTTACGAATGTTTCAACTGAACAAGCTGCTATGGCCTTTGGTTCGCTTGGAAACCTTTTGCACTTGAGTTCGGCACAGTACAAGAACCTTGGCTCTGCTATTGCATATGCCGGTATTAAAGCCGTTGCTACTGAGAAGGACATCATCTCTGTTGCCACTGCTGTTGGTGGTGTTGGTACTCAGGCCGGTCTTAGCGCCGAGTATGTTCTTGGTCTATCAACTGCGCTTGCTTCGCTTAAGGTTCCAGCAGAGCAGTCACGTGGTGCTATGACTCGTATGTTCCAAGAGATTAACCGAGCAGCGACTATTGACCCTAAGGCAATGGATGAGTTTGCTAACGTCATGGGCATGACGACAGAGAAGGCAACTGCTCTGGCAAAAACTGATATGGGTACATTCTTTACTCAGTTTATTACTGGAATGAATAAAGTATCTGCTGGTGACCCAACAAAGATTACCGCACAACTTGATGCTTTGAACCTTAGTGATATTCGTATTACAAATACTATTACTCGTCTTTCACAAAACCTTCCACTATTTAAGAAAAGTATGCAAGATGTTGGTGGAGCTTTTGCTTCTGGAACATTCTTGGCTGAGTCATACAAAGCTAAGATTGATGACCTCGCATCGCGCTTCGCTATCTTGAAGAATGCTTTTGCTGAGTTTGCTAATACTGTTGGTGGAACACTTGCCCCATACTTGAAACCTCTCGTTGATGGCCTTGCTTTTGTTGTCAATTTATTTAACGATATTTCTAAGAACCCTGTAGGCGCAACTATCCTTGGGCTTGGTGCTGGTGTTGTTGCTCTTATCGGTGGGCTTCTTCTTCTCGCGCGGACTGTTGCTAGTGTTGTAGCTGGTAGCCTTGCTTTGCGTACTGCTGTTACTGAAGTTATGCGAAGCACGCAAGGTGCAAACGGTAGCTTCGGTCAAATGATTGCATTCCTACTTGGACTTGATGGTGCTGCTAAAAAGGCAACCATGTCTATGATTGGCTTGGGTAATGCGACTAAGGGAACTGGTCGCCATGCAATTGGGTACAACGCCGCTGCCGCTGCATCCAATACTGCAACTGGTGCTATGAATGTTTCATCTAAAGCTGCATCAATTGGTATTGAGGGTATTGGTACAGCAATGAAAGGCCTCATGAAGGCTACCATTGTTACAGCAATTATTGCTGCTGCATTTGAAGCAATTCAATGGGGTATTAGTGCTATTGAAGAATCAATGAAGACATCCGCTGACCGGGCTAAAGCATACTATGGTGAGGCTGCGCAGCAAACAATTATTGATGCAGCAAAGATTGATACACAGCAGGTTAACTCTGGTGCGCAGTCACAGTCTAATGTGATGAAGACAGTATCGGTTATTCAACCAGATACCCTTTCTACATCAACAACAGATAATGCTGCGGCTGCTGCATCTAGTGCACTGACAAATAATACTCTTGCAGATTCACAGAAAGCTCTTGAATCTTCTGTTATTTCAACATCTGATGCCCTTGATAAACAGACATTATTCTATGGCGAGAATGCTAAGGCTGCTGCATTTAAAGTCATTCAAGATAAGATTATGTCTGACTCTGGAAATCCGCTTCGTAAACTTTACGAAGATAAGGGTGCTGTGGATGCACTTAAAAAATCTGGTGTTGACCTTAAGAAATATACTGAAGCTATCATCTCTGGTAATGATGAAGCGGCTCAAGCTGAGCTTGCAAAACTCAGAGGATATGAGCAGGAGAAACAGAAAGCATATAAGGAAACATATGCTGCCGGTAACTTGGCTGCTGTAAATGGCAATCAAGGTGCAGCAAAAAATCTTAATGACCAAGCTCAAGCATTTCAACTCCAGTCTGGTTCTGCAACTATTGCTATTGCTCGTCTTGAAAAATATGATGAAACAACAAAAGGACTTCTTCCAGATTCTGCTGCCGTTACTGCTGCTGCTGATATTATGGGCGAGTCGATTTCAAATAGCGGAGATGCTGCTGCAAATGCTGCTGGAAAATTTGACCAATTTAAGCAGGATTTTAATAACGCTTTTGGTGGCGAGAGCGAAGCTTTAACTAAGTTTGCTGGAAGTTTAGATTCCCTTCTTAGTGGCCTTGATGCTAATGGCAAGGGCTTTGACATGATGACATCTAATGGTGCGCAGAATTTAACTAACTTGCGTCAAGCATTATTTGATTCTGTTGACGCTGCTGAGCAGATGGGTTATGACTCAACTACTGCTATTAGTATGGTGTTTGCTCAGCTAGAGCAGAAGGGTGTTGATACTGCTGAAACACTCAAACAACTCAAGAGCATGGGTGGCGACTATGCATCTGCTGCTGTTGGAATTGAGGCGGCACAAAGCGGGATGTATGGTGGCCTGACTTCGGCTTTTAATAGTATGAAGAATGCATACAAACAATCTGGCGATGCCGCTGCCACTGCTGCTAAGAAATTCCGTCTTGCTACAGATGTTGCATCAGACTTCTCATCCGTTGCTAAGCGCGCATTTGATTTACGGTTTAGCAAGCAGGATTCACTTGATAAGATTTCTGAAGCATGGCGACAGATGGCAGACGATGCAAAGAGAGCTAAAGAAGAAATCGACAAGCTCGATAATGACCTTGGTAAGATGTCTAATGATAAGGCTCTTAAAGAATACTTCCTCAGTGTAGCCGAAGCAATGGGCGATACTATTCGCGCAGCGCAGTTGCGTATTGAGCTAAACAAACTTAATGATGATATTACACAAGCCGAGAAGGCCCGAGCTGATGCAACTGATTCAGCTAACAAGTCTTTGGTTGGTAATAGCGCAGCGGCAATTAAGAACCGTATTAGTATTCGTGGAATGGTAACAAACTATCAGGGATACATCGATACGCTTATTTCTTCTGGTGCTAGTCAGGCAGAAGTTACTGCTGCTGTTCAGCAATCAAAGCAAGACTTCATTGACCAAGCAACTGCTATGGGTTACAGCACTGATGAACTTACAACATACAGCGCAGCATTCGATGATATGGGTACGATTATTAAGAATACAGACTTTAGTGTATCTGTAAATATTAAAGGCATGGACCCAGCACTTGCTGCTATTCGTGAATTCAAGGCTAAGGCAGATGACGCAGCACAGGACCGTACATCGAAGCTTTCTATGAGCGTTGACTATGCATCTCTTGCTAAGTGGTCACGCGGTATTGCAGTTCTTAATGATTTGAGTGCGGCAGAACTTGCATACAATGAGGGCATTGCCGCTCATCGCCCACAGAGTGAACTTGAAACTCTTCGCTCAAAGGTTAGTACGCTTAGGACAAAACTTGAATCTGGTAACTTTGCTAGTGGTGGATATACTGGTCAGGGTGGAAAGTATCAGGTTGCTGGTATGGTCCACAAGGGTGAGTATGTTGTTCCTCGTGAACAGGTTAATCAGGGAACTGGTCTTCCATACTTCATGAACCAGCCACGAGCATTCTTTACTGGAGCATACCAACAGAAGGGTGCGCAGATGGTTGCATTAACACCCGAAGACCGTGCCCTTCTTCGAGGCATTGGACAGACTGGAGAGGTTATCCTGTATGCTAATAATGAGGCAATTGCACGCAGTGCAAACTCTGGAAACAAAGACATCGTAGCGGCAGGAGGTCGCCCATAATGGCAGATAAAATGTGGATGGGTATTCCGACTAAGCACATGCAGTTTGTTCCATGCCCATCAATTACTTCAACGATAACTCGAAAGCGTTATGTTGAGCGTCTTCAGTTTGAGAATGGTGGTGGTGATGTTAAGCGTTCGCCAGCATATCAAATGGAGTATGAACTAAACTTCACTGGTCTTGCTCATGAGGTTGATGGCATTGATGCTTTCAATAAGTTTGCTTCTGGGTTCTACGGTAATGGCCTGATTTACTTGGCGCATCCAGCAAACTTTGAGACTAATATGTTCAGTGCTGGCTGGGCTACTCCCGGACTTGCTGAGCAGGGGTGGCCTAAGATTTCATCTAATGACCCAACCTTCATTAATAGTGGAGCTACTGGTGTTGATTCTTATGGACAGCCAATGCGAACAGCAGTATATGTAATTGATTCCCCAGCTAATGCTATCCCAAGTAAGTATCGTTTCACTATTCCAATTCCACCAACACATACGCTACAGCTTGGAGCTTCTGGGTCTGTTATTGCTGGTGATGCAACGGTTCAGGTTCGCGCGATTTTTGCTAATGGAACATATGATACTCCACATGCATTAGCCCTACAGGACCCAGATAGTTCTTCAAGAATGACTGAAGAGTTTGCTGGTTCAACATATCAGGCTGTTGAAGTTTATCTTATGCGCACATCTTCAGCACCAGCTGAACTCTCATTAACATCAATGATGGGAATTCTTCGTAGTTCTTCATCTAGTTGGATAGATAAAACAAATCACTATCCCGGCGAGGGCAGTACTGGACTCATGTTTATTGATAGTGCAATTGTTGAAACATATGCATATATGTATCCACCGCGTAAGGGAATCAGCACGACACTCGCTGAGGTGGAAGCGTGGCGATAAAAGTAAACATGACTGGTTCGGGAACTATTGGAGACATTCTTCCCAACTGGAGTGTTAGTGAGTTTGCTACGCCTGTAGTTATTGGTGAAACAAACAATGGTCTTGGAAGTATCAGCTTTACTGCCGAAGCTCTTGAAGATTCTATTCTTATTTCAAACAATAATATTACTGTTGAGCATACTGACTCTGCTGGGAACTTAGGTTCTTTTATTGGAACTATCAAATCTGTATCGCAGAATGGCGCAACAGTAAATGCTAATGGTTTGAATGTTCTATCAAAGTTTGATGCTGACTATAACATTCCTTATTTGAATGCTGGCTCTTTGTGGAGTGCGGTAGACTTGTTAACGCAGGTTACTGGAACTGTGCGTATTAGCGCAGAGCCACTTATGAAGGATGTTTAATGGCTGCCCCTATTAGTGTTAATTTTGGTGGAGCCAGTACTACATCTGGGTTTACTGGTGCTGGAATTTATACAGCAATTGGTATTGGCGCACGACGTTTGGCGGCTAATGGTCTTGGCCCTCAAATTATTACAACCGTAAGTGGATACCTTGGTGGTCGTGGTGGTGCGTGTACTGGAACAATTTATCTTGGAAGTTCATCGCTTGCTGGGGTAAGTATTCCATCAGCTGCTAATGGCGGGACTATTCGAGGTCCGTTCAATACTTCCGACTGGTATGTAAGTAACGGTGCAACAGCTAATTATGGTTTCAATGCAACTGGTGGAACCAATTCATTTTACTTTGGTCGTAGCGCAAGTGGAACTACGTATGATACTTCTGGTGGAACCCCTTGGACTGGTGTAGCTGGTGGTGCATATACATATGTTCAATCCCCTAGCGCACCGGGCAATCTTGCTATTACATCAACTGTTATGGGTGAGGCTAATGTCTCATGGAATCATGCTGGAACAGGTTCACCCATTGTTGTTGGTGATGATGGTGGAACTGCTGTAACTGGTTCTCGTCTACAATATTCAGTTGTTGAAACTTTTGGTAGTGGTGTTACTACAGTTGACCTTACAGGTATCGGAACTATTACAGCGCACATTACTGGTTTGACACCGGGAGCAATATACTACTTCCGCGTATCATCTAAGAATGCTGTTACTACAGCAGCAAGTACAACATCAGTGTGGTCTGCAACTAAATCAGTATTTGTTATGGTCGATGCTGCTACAGCCTACGAGACACTTCACCCCCAGCGTAATGCTGTTACGCCATTACAGAATGGTGCATTCTGGTCGCTTGCTGGACATGGTATTGGATTTGACCGTAACGGTAAACAAATTAAGCCGGGCATTGCTCCATACACATACAACTATTACGAGCCTCAATCTGCTTCATACATGACACAGCAGGGCAATATCGACTACAATCTTTTGCGCACAAGCAATAGTATTGTAGATGTTCCAGCATCATATACTGGCCCGCCACTTGACCCTTTTGTTGTTTATCCTTATGATAATTTTGGCGACACACTTTACGCAAACAATATTCAATACAGTTCGCTTGCTGTACGCAAGGTGAATTCTACATACAATAGTGTTTATCGTATGGCATACAAGACACGTCTTTGGTATCCAAATAAAAATGACTGGAACCAAAAAGATTACTTTAAACATACTGTTGCGTGGCAGGGTAAACCAAGCGATTCATTCCTATTCACTGGTCAACAGTACCAATACACGATTGATAGTGTTGCTCAGGAACTTGCAATATCAGTAAACTATATTGATGCTTCCGGCACAGCTCAGGTAGCAACTAATACAGTATCGCTATCTCCTTTGATGGCTGATATGAGTTATGAATTTAATGTATATGTAGAGTACACATACGACTCATCATTCAATTACCGACTATCAGTTATGGTTACTTTAAGTGGAAACATTGGTACTTCAGTAATGGCTGAAGTAACATATACCGCAAAGCGTGATGATGTTTACTACACTCCTGTAGCTATTAATGGTGTTGCTCGCGACTTATATGTTACGCACTCTGAACATCAAACGCAGCTTGCTGCATACGAGTGGCAAAATCAAGACATTGGTTATATCACAAACAATTTAACTGCCGCTACTAAGACGGATATTGGTGGACCCACGCTTGGTGTGAAGATGAATGGTTGGGAGTATCTTCAAGCTGCCGCAGCCGCATCGAATATGGAACTTGTAGTTAACCCTACCGGGGAAATTGTTGTTCGCAATACTGGTGAGAACATTGTAGATATTACTAACCTTGTTCCGAGCGTTACGCTTACACCAACTACAACCTTTAGTGGCCAGCAAGTTGAAGTTCAATACAACAATGCTATATCTGTTAGCGCATCCGATGCGACATCCACAGAGATTCCAGAATCACGACCAGAAGAAATGTATAATGCTTGGTTTGATGACAACCGTATTCTTGAGGTTAAGACTGGCGAGATACTTAAGATAACTGTCAATACAAAAAATTACCCTTTGGCTGTTTACAATCCAACTCGTGTCTATTTCATTAGTGACCCAGTTACGGGTAAAGCATTGTTTACTGATTCGCTTTCCCTGTATGGTCAATACTCAGTATCTGATTCATTAAACATGCTCATTGGTAAAGATAAGTTTGAGGCAGCTGGTGGAAAGTTAGAAGTTGTAATTAACCCAGATATTCCTAACGCGCTTGACATTACTCTTACTGCTCCACACTTTGATATTCCAAATGCTGTAGGCCCATACCGTCTATCTATTAGTAGTGGTACTAATGAATATGCTTCACTCTCAATCCTCGGCTATGGCCTGAAAACTGAACCGAAGAATGTTCAAATCCTTACAGGTTCTACAGCTAGTAAGACTCCACAAAAAGTTGCTAAGACAATTATTAATCCTTTCATCGACACACTCGAGCGTGCCTATGACCAAGGCTCATGGGCAGCAACTGAAGCATCAGGTCCGAAGGTTTCTATTAATGGAAGTATTCCAACAAATACTTTATTAGCATCTGGCTTTGGATTAAATGTCGGCGGAATCATAAAGTATATGAACTCGTCATATCGAATCGTTGAGTTGAATATTGGAAATATTGAAACAAGATTCCAAGCTACTCGTTTCGTTAGGGTAGATGATTTCGATACTGAATGGCTAGATGGAACTCAACAACGTAGTGTTGGATTCCATGATGGCGTGTGGGATGGTAAAGAAGTACAAGACGAAATTGTTTTGTCATACTACGGCACGGCAGGTATCGATGGTGTCTTTATCGATATTGATACCGATGGAACTCCAGACATCACATTCAATATGAATGGTGCTGTTGGTGAATATGTCCTACTGTTTGATACTGATGGCGTACCATACTATGAACTTATTGCCGCTGGACAATGCGCTACTTTGCTATACTTAGATACAGACTTCTCCCCCTACTATGTGTAATAGGATTGTATTATGACTCAACCTTCAAGTAAACGCTTTGTTATGGAAGACGGCTATCTAGCCAACAAAGGGGCAACAGATACTGCAATCTATGATGAGCAGATAGCGCGTCAAGAGGGGGATGATGCGACACTAATTAGCGCAAATGCCCACACTGATTCAGAAATAAATACTTTAAATACTGACCTTGGTGGCAAGCGGCCACTACCAAACTATTTGATTAACGGTGCTTTTGACATTTGGCAGCGTGGAACATCACTGACGCTTCTTACAGCATCAATGCAGTCTGGATATATTGCTGACCGTTGGAAGTCTTACGCAACCGGGACAACTGGTGCATCATACACATTCTCTCGAATTGAGAATACTTCTCGTATTCCCGGAGATTTGGGTAGATATGATATGCAGATTACTCAAAACAATACCGTTGTAGACCCTGCTCACTTTGGTAGTATTGTTCAGGTCATTGAGACTAGCGACTTGTTTCCTATTATTGGTCGCGAGGTTGGCTTCTCTGGATACATCAATTCAAACATCAATACAAGTATTGAGATTTCCATTGTGGGGGCTGATGCTGTTGATTCTTCATCACCAACAACTATTCAGACATTCACTGCTTCCGTTGTAGCTGGTCAATGGACACAGTTCTCTTTGAGTTCGCTTGGAATTTCATGGACTAAGCTTACTGTCGGTGTGCAGATTAAAGTTAATTTGCAAAATGCTGGTGACTACATTAAGGTCAGCAGGATTAAACTTGAGCAAGCATCTGCGGTGAACTATGAACCTACTGCCTTTATTCGCAATGGTGCAAATGTTGCTGCTGAGCTTGCTACATGCCAGCGCTATTACTACCGCACACCATCACCGTCTGTAGGATATCCTTGGGCTAATGGATATAACACAACAACATTGCTGTCTACATTCTTTGTGCAGTTCCCGGTCCCTATGCGTGTAGCCCCTTCTGCGCTTGAGCAGAGTGGTACTGCTGCGCACTTTGCAATCACTAATACTGTTGGTGCTGCTGTAGCATGTAGTGCTGTGCCGACACATGTAAGCGCAAGTACACGAGGCGCTCGTATTGCAACAACTGTTGCTACAGCTGGAACTGCTGGGTTTGGTTCAATGCTTCTTGCTAATAACACGGCTGCGTATCTTGGGTGGAGTGCTGAAATCCTATGACGCTTAATAACATTATTGCTGTTGGTGATGACCAAAAGTGGAAATCTGAAGTAGAGCGCACGATTAAAGAATTACAACAGACTGTTGCCATTTTGAAAAACCAATTGAATGCCAGAGGTAAATAATGCCGATTACAAATGATTACAACATTTACTATGCTGATGGTGATACTCCGCTTTCAATTGCAACAATTAGTGCAGAGCAGGCTGGTTCTGTAGATACGGCTCTTGGCAATATTGATAAGTATGCTGGTCGTTCAGTTCAAGATAGTGCAGAGCGTGATTCTTTATATGCATCACCGGCTCAGGGGGATGTAGTCTTCCGTCAGGATACTGGTCGAGTTGAGCGTTACTACGATGTATATGATTCCAATAGCAATCCGGGTGGTAAGTCTCCGGCTGCATGGTATCCAGAACCACAGGTACTCACACCAGTTGTGCCAACTACTGCATCAGTTTCTGGTTCACAAATTGAAATTAAACTTGATGGAACAATCATTTTAACTGGTGCAACATCGCTTACACTTCTGTCTGTTTTTAGTAGTGCATTCACAAACTACCGAGTAGAGTTCAATCTTACATCTAGTACTGTAGCAACAGCAGTGAAATACAATCTTAATACTGGCGGCGCTGACTATGTAACAGCAACCCATGCCACGGTTATAGATGAGCTTGTTGTTACGGGTGCTGCTACTGGAACAAACACATACACATATTCAAACACTTCCACATTCGGAACATTGTGCCGCTCTATTGGGTTAGGTGGAACTGCTGGTTTTATGAACCTATACAACCCGTATGTCGCTCAAAGCACAGCTCTTCCAAGTGTTTCAAAGTATGGCGCATCAAGTTCAATGAGCCGCACAACACAGGGATATTACAGCACATACATTTCTGCTACTGGGGCATATGAAAGCTTGACGATTGCTGCTATTACTGGAACAATCTCTGGAACTATTCGCATCTACGGATTCAACTAAGGATAATAATGTCTGACAATCTTGATGACAGCCCTAACCATGTAGATATCACGCCTGCTGGTAGTGCTGTTCGTATCTTTAAGAACATTGCTCCAGTTGATGAAGAAGCTCGAGCTGCTGAAGCTGCTGAGTTTATTGCCTATGATGAATTTATAAACCGTAAACCAGAACTTATTGCATCTGCTACCGAGAAGCTTACAAAGCTGGGTTTAACTAATGATGAGATTATGGCTATGCTTGGATTCTATACAGCTTAGGCTGCTGGTATACTAGATATAAACCTATACTTAGCAGAGACTTATTAACTATGTCAGACTTGAATCAGCCTACAGACTTGAGCATTGCTGTATCTGTTGGGCGTATTGAGGAAATGATTAAGTCTTTGTTTGAACAAAACAAGGAGCAATCGTTGTCTATGCGCGACCTTGATATGCGTGTTCGTGACCTTGAACAAGCCATCCAGCGCATTGAAGCTAAGCAAGTTCCCAAGCAACCATGGTATGCGATTGTTGGTGGAGTTGTTGGAATCATCACTGGTGTTGGTTCTTTGATTGCTCTGCTCACGATTCTTAGCAACATCAATACACCATAGGGGGTAGCGCCATGACGCGCATTCTGATTGATATTCGTCGCCCCAACGAGTTCGGTGAAGATGTTAATGTCTTCGGTGAAATCGAATGGTATCCGTCGCGCCGTCACGATATGCCCGACTATGTTGTGCTTCCTGTTGGTTACCGCCTGAAGCTTAAGGGTGAACCTATCTATGTTGATGTTGACCCTAATGATGAGACTTTCTGTTGGGCCGTTGTTGAGCGTACGCTTGATGCGCATAGGGAGCATGACCTTTATCGTCGCTATGTGACTGTGCCGAATTCTCAGTCAACCATTAACTATGTTGACTTGCAGGATGTTGACCCTAATACTTTTGTTCCTGTTCCTAATCCTTCTTCTCCGCTTGGTGCGATGGTTGTTTCGGGTGAGGTTGTTGGTGACAATCTTATTCTTGAAACCTATGATGGTACACCGATTGATGCTGGTGTCGTTAAGGGCGCTAAGGGCGATACTGGTGCGACTGGTGCTACCGGGCCACAGGGAGAGACTGGCGCTACTGGCGCGACTGGTGCTACCGGGGCTAAGGGAGACACTGGTGCTGCCGGAGCTAAAGGTGACAAGGGAGATACTGGCGACCGTGGTGTAGCTGGTATTGATGGCGCGCAGGGGGAGTCGGCTTATGAGGTAGCTGTAGCTAACGGTTATGTTGGCACGGAGGAGCAGTGGATACTAACCCTTAAGGGCGCTAAGGGTGACACTGGCTTGAAGGGTGACCAAGGTTCTACTGGTGAGACCGGCTCGACTGGTCCTGCTGGGGTTAAAGGCGATAAGGGCGATGATGGCTTGTCTGCTTATGAAGTTGCTGTGCTTAATGGCTTTACTGGTACTGATGAACAATGGCTTGATAGTCTCACTGGTGACCAAGGACCTCAGGGTATTCAGGGTGAGGATGGACCCGCTGGCCCTCAAGGTGATGCCGGCCCTCAGGGTGACCCCGGTCCTACTGGTGAGCAGGGAGCTACTGGTCCACAGGGCGCTACTGGTCCTCAAGGTATTCAGGGAATCAAGGGCGACACCGGTTCGACTGGCGCTAAGGGCGACACTGGTGCTACCGGAGCTACTGGACCCAAAGGCGATAAGGGCGACACTGGCGCTACTGGTGCTGACTCTACAGTCCCCGGACCGCAAGGTGATACTGGACCCACTGGTCCTCAGGGTGACCCCGGTCCTGCTGGGGCTGACGGGTCTCAGGGCATTCAAGGGGAGCCGGGTATTAAGGGTGACACTGGCGACCAAGGTCCTCAGGGCATTCAAGGCGAGACTGGCCCTGCTGGGGCAGATGGTGCTCAGGGCATTCAAGGCGAGCAAGGTTTGCCCGGTAATGATGGTGCTCAGGGTATTCAGGGTGAGCAAGGACCTCAGGGTATTCAGGGTGAGACTGGCTTAACTGGACCAGCAGGCGCAGATGGCGCAGATGGCGCTACTGGACCTCAAGGTATTCAGGGTGAACAAGGTATCCAAGGCATCCAAGGAGAGACTGGTTTAACTGGAGCTACCGGCCCACAAGGTGACCAAGGTATTCAGGGAATTCAAGGTGAGACTGGCGCGGCTGGAGCCACTGGTGCAACAGGTGCGACTGGGGCTACTGGTCCGGGTATCGCCGCTGGTGGAACTGCTGGACAGATTCTTTCCAAGGTTGACGGCACAGACTACAACACACAATGGATTGCTGAAGCTCCTGCTGCCTCATATACTTCAACAATTAAACATCAAGTAAAACTTGGTGAAGCAATTGCTAAGGGTCAAGCAGTATATGTTTCATCCGCTGATGGCACAAACATGATTGCTTCTAAAGCATCCAACACAGCAGAGGGTACATCTAGTAAGACTATGGGTCTGCTGGAAACTGGTGGGTCCACTAACGCTAAAGTAAATGTTATTACTGAAGGTTTACTTGCTGGTCTTGATACTGGTTCAGCTAATGCTGGTGACC